ATTCTGTAAATGCTGGGCCTGATGGCCCCCTTGATTGGAGTTAAACCATGCCTACCATTAATCAGCTACCAACCGTAACACAGGTCTCTGGCGGAGATCAGTTACCATTATTCGTAACCAACCAAGGTGACGCTCGTCGTTGCTCTGTCACAACGCTTATTGCATACGTTGAGGTAAACTTTGGCGCTGTTACCTGTGCTTCGGTTCAGACTACACCGACAACGTATGTTCAACTTCCTGATCCCGTTGGGATTGCGGGGACAAGAGCGTTTATTACTGATGGAAGCACCACCACATTTAATGCAACTGTTGCTGGCGGTGGCGCAAATAAGGTTCCCGTGTTCAGTGATGGTACTAACTGGAAGGTTGGATAAATTAAACTTAGTTGATGGAGAATTGAAATGAAAATGGGTGGCGGAAAAATGAGCTATGGCTCAAAGGGTATGTCGATGTCGAAGAAGGCTCCTGCTAAGGCTGGTAAGACCACGATGACGATGACAATGACCAAAGCAAAGAAGAAAAAGAAGTAGCATGGGAAAGACGCTCACATGAAGAAGGATTCTCGCCTTACTCGTGTGGGCGTTGCTGGCTATAACAAGCCAAAGCGCACACCATCGCACCCTAAGAAGTCACACGTTGTGGTGGCTAAGGAAGGTGATAAGGTTAAGACGATCCGCTTTGGACAGCAGGGCGTTATGGGTTCACCCGCCAGCAAAGGCGAAAGTGAATCCAGCAAGAATCGCAGAGCATCCTTTAAGGCTCGACACGCAAAGAATATATCTAAGGGTAAGATGAGCGCCGCATTCTGGGCCGACAAAGTTAAGTGGTAGAAGGTAATTTGATTAATGCAGATTCCAATCCTCAACGGTATATTCACAGATAACGGGCCAGACTTTAGAACGTCTTATCCCGTTAATCTTGTGCCCGTTCCAAAGACAAATGGAATCAGTGAAGGTTTTCTGCGTCCCTCTGATGGTATTGTTGCTAATGGCACTGGCCCTGGCACAGATCGTGGCGGCATAAACTGGAATGGCATCTGCTATCGTGTAATGGGTTCAAAGTTCTGTAGCGTGGGATCAAATGGAACCGTGACTGTTATTGCTGATGTTGGAAACAATGGCACAGATGTTACAATGGATTATTCATTTGATCTTCTTGCAATCGCATCAAATAGCAATTTATTTTATTATGACGGAACAACTGTAACACAAGTTACCGATCCAGACTTAGGCGTTGTGCTAGATGTGGTTTGGGTTGATGGTTATTTTATGACCACCGATGGTGAGTTTCTTGTAGTTACAGAACTCAGTAATCCATTTGCAGTTAATCCGCTAAAATATGGTTCCTCAGAAGCTGACCCTGATCCAATCACTGGATTGCTCAAGTTACGCAATGAAGTCTATGCGCTGAACAGAAACACAATTGAAGTGTTTGACAACGTGGGCGGTGAATTGTTTCCATTCCAGCGCATTGAAGGCGCTCAGATTGAAAAAGGTTCTACTGGGACGCACGCTTGCTGCATCTATATGGAAACCTGTGCATTCCTTGGCAGCGGCTGGAACGAAGCACCAGGCGTTTATCTTGGCGTAAATGCCAATGCTAATAAAATCAGCACACAAGAGATTGATCAGATTCTTCTAAACTATACCGAAGTAGAACTTGCGTTGGTAAATATGGAGGCTCGCAATGATAGGGGGCTTCAGCATCTTTATATTCACCTTCCCGATCGCACATTAGTATTTGATAGCGCTGCGTCAAAAGAATTAGGTCAGCCAGTTTGGTTTACACTAACCAGCAGCATTGTCGGATTTTCAAAGTATCGTGCTCAGAACTTTGTCTGGTGCTATGATTACTGGTTGTGCGGAGATCCAACTACTAACAACGTAGGTTATCTTGTTAAAGATATTTCAACGCAATATGGCAGCACTGTGCGCTGGGAATTTGGCACGACCATCGTTTATAACGAAGGCAGGGGTGCTATCATACAGCAGCTTGAACTTGTTGGCCTAACTGGTTCTGTTGCCTTTGGATCTGATCCAACAATAAACACAAGCTATTCCACTGATGGTGAAACATGGAGCCAGCAGAAGTTTATCAAAGCTGGCAAGACAGGTGAGCGTGCAAAGCGTCTTGTGTGGTTTCAGCAGGGCTGGATGCGGAACTGGCGCATACAAAGATTCCAAGGAACTTCAGACGCTCATATGTCGTTTGCTAGACTAGAGGCGGCAATTGAGCCGTTGGCGTTCTAATGGCAAATCAAAAGCTATCTCTAACACGAGATCAGTTTGCTTCGTTTCTAAGTGACTTTGAGCAAATCAAGCAGTTTGAACGGCTGTTTGCTAATACCAACATTAACTCAATTTCCATTGATGATGTAAGCATTGCTGCTGGTAACGCTGGGGAAAGTGCAAACGATGCACTTGCTCAAATTGTTGCTTTATCTGAAACGCTTAACTTAGCTCCTCCTGGAAATCTAGGGACAGTTACATCAGTGGCTGCGTCTGGCGGGACTACTGGGCTAACCTTTAGCGGATCACCTATCACCACCAGCGGCACGTTAACGCTTGGCGGAACGTTGGCTGTTGCTAACGGAGGCACTGGGGCAACTAACGCCACTGATGCGCGCCTTAATCTAAGCGCAGCAAAGTCAGGTGCAAATAGTGATATTACTTCGCTTTCTGGGATTACTGGATCAATCAGCACGGTTGATAGCATTACGTTTGATACCGCAGCAGCAATTACTGTGGGCCAAGGTCAGATCGCATGGAATGCGGATGATGGCACTATTGACATTGGTATGGGCTATGATGCTGTCACGCAGCAAGTTGGCCTTGAGCAATATTTCCGTATTAAAGCTTCTGCTACTATTACTGATGGCCAGTGTATAATGTTTACTGGTTCAGTTGGGGCGTCTGGTGTCCTTAAAGGCGCTCCTGCTACTGGTGTCACCAATCCCCAATATGTCATGGGTGTGGCAACTATGGACATTGCCAACAATGGCTTTGGCTATGTCACTAGCTTTGGCCTTGTGCGTGGTATCAATACTACTGGATCTTCTGTTGGAGAGACATGGGTTGATGGAGACATCCTTTATTATAACCCAGCATTTACTGGTGGATTAACAAAGGTTCCGCCAACTGCTCCATTGCCAAAAATAATTGTTGCAGCCGTGGTAAATGCAGGGCCAGGTGCATCTGGATCGTTATTTATTAGAGTGCAGGGAGAGCCAGACCTTCATAACTTGTCTGACGTTTATGCTCCCTCTCCAATTAGCAATGGTCAAATTCTAATTGGTGATGGGCCACAGGCACGCTGGGAAGCAACAACGCTTACTCCTGGCAGTGGCGTATCTATCACCAATGCAGCGGGTGCAATAACTATCTCTGCAACTGGTAGCGGAGGAACGGTCACAAGCGTTTCTGTTGTATCCGCAAATGGCTTTGCTGGAACCGTTGCCACTTCAACGACAACTCCTGCAATCACTTTATCTACTTCGGTTAATGGTATCATCAAGGGTAACGGAACTGCGCTATCGGCGGCAGTCGCGGCGACTGACTATGTTGCGCCTAGCGCCTATGCTTCAGCCAATGGCCTTACAATGTCTACCAGCCGCTTACTGGGGCGCACTACAGCCAGCACAGGCGCAGCCGAAGAAATCAGTGTAGCTGGTGGTCTAACGCTCTCAGGTGGCGTTCTTACAGGTGCATCAGGCACTGTCACTAGTGTAACTGGAACTTCACCTGTTGTATCTAGCGGAGGCACGACACCAGCTATTAGTATGCCAGCGGCTACAACATCAGTTAACGGATACCTTACCAGCACCGATTGGACTACGTTTAACAACAAGGGTTCAGGAACTGTCACCAGCGTCAGCGGAACAGGCACTGTCAACGGCATTACGCTCACAGGAACGGTAACATCTTCAGGATCGCTTACGCTTGGCGGAACGCTATCTGGCGTCAGCCTTACAACACAAGTCTCAGGCACGCTTCCTATTGCCAATGGCGGCACTAATGGAACATCTGCACCAACAGCAGGGGCTGTGCCTTATGGAACAGGCACGGCATATGCGTTTAGCGCGGTAGGCACATCTGGACAGGTTCTTACATCGGCAGGGGCTGGCGTCCCTACATGGACAACACCAACCACAGGCACTGTCACCAGCGTCACAGGCACGGCCCCTGTTGTATCTTCTGGCGGCGCTACTCCAGCTATCAGTATGGCGGCAGCTACAACTTCGGTTAGTGGATATTTGACAAGTACTGATTGGACTACGTTTAACGGCAAGCAAGCTACGTTAGTCAGCGGAACCAATATCAAAACGGTTGGCGGTGTATCCTTACTTGGTTCTGGCGATGTGGGGACTATTGGCGCGGCTTACGGCGGCACTGGCCAAAGCAGTTATACTGTTGGCGACATCCTGTTTGCGTCTGCGACCACTACGCTGTCCAAGTTGGCTGACGTAGCCACTGGCAACGCAATAATATCAGGCGGCGTTGGTGTTGCACCTTCGTATGGAAAGATCGGCTTGACTACGCACATTAGCGGCACGCTACCTGTAGCCAACGGCGGCACAGGCACGGCCACTGCCTTTACCGCTGGCTCCGTTGTCTTCGCTGGTGCTTCTGGCGTATACGCGCAGGACAACGCCAATCTGTTTTGGGATGACACCAACAACCGACTTGGGATTGGTACGGCTACGCCTGTAGATTTATTGCAAATCTATCGTTCTAGCGGAACTGGGATTACTTCAGGCATCTCGTTGTCAACCGCTGCTGGCGGCGTTGGCGATGGCAGCTACATAAAATGGCTGAGTGCTGTAACTGCGGAAAAGGTTGCTCGTATTGATGGCGTGCTAGAGGGCACGGATGTCGGCTCAATTCGGTTTAACACTGGAAACGGAGCAGATGGATTTGCTGAACGTGGGCGTTTTGACGCGAGCGGCAACTTTCTGGTTGGAACTACGGCGGCGGAAGGTAATGGAAAAGTAGTTTCTGTCAGCACCGTTTCTGCCAATCCTTGCTACGCATCGCGCAACTCGGCTGGCGCAAGTTCCGTTCTGGCTTATTTCATTAATGCCGCTGCCAGCGCAATCATTGGCAGCATTACCAATAATGCTGACACTGGAGTCCTATACAACGTCACATCTGACGTTCGCCTAAAAGAAAATATAGCCAACGCAGACGATGCCTCAAGTTTAATAGATAATCTTCAAGTGCGTAAGTTTGATTGGAAGAACAGTAGTAGCCATCAACGCTACGGCTTTGTCGCACAAGAACTACTTGAGGTTGCACCAGAGGCTGTCTACCAGCCAGAAAACCCAGAAGATATGATGGCCGTGGACTATTCAAAACTGGTTCCAATGCTGGTAAAAGAAATTCAGTCGCTCCGCGCTCGTGTGGCAAAATTAGAAGGAGAATAACCGTGGCCGTATCTATCAGTAACATCATCCCTGCTAAGACAGCGGAAGCAACACAGGTAACCCAGTATACTGCTGTTGGCGTGCAAACGATCATTGATAAGTTTACTGCGACTAACTATTCGGCATCTGCTGCAACGATTAGCGTTAACCTTATTTCTGATGCTGGTACCGCTGGCAATGATAACTTGATTGTTAAGACCAGGACGCTTCAGGCTAGTGAAACTTACACTTTTCCTGAATTGGTAGGTCATGTATTGCCTAAAGGTGGATTTATTTCTACAATTGCGGGAACAGCCGCCGCAATCAACATTCGCGCATCTGGACGGGAAGTATCGTAATGAAAAAGCCAATAATCATGATCGAGGGTTTTGCTGGTATGCGCGAAAGCGAACCATTCATCACCACTGCTGAGAACAAGAAGAACACGAAAGTCGTCATTGACGATTGGATGCTTGGCCCTGAAAACCCCAGCAATGAGCGTGGCGCTAACCCTGAATACTGGATTGCTTTGGGTGTAGCTATGCAAGTGGATGAAGCTGAAGCTCGTCGGCGCAGATGTTCTAACTGCGAATATTATGACAACAGCACAATGACCCAAGCAAAGATGGAAAAGATTCCATTTAACGAGTGGGATGTTGATGCTGGCTTTCGTGGCTACTGCCATAAGTTCGAGTTCATCTGTCATGATCTGCGTGCTTGCCAAGCACAAGAAGAACGAGAGTTTGAATTTGACGATTGATTGTGATAAGGTTTTGCTACAGAGCGTTATAGAGCATCCTGTGGCTTACCATTTTGAGAGATTGAAATGACGGACAATAGCGCAGATTCCAATACAGAATTAGCTTATCAAAGCAGAGTCTCTTTGCCTGTGATCCGTCATGCGACAATTGAGGATGCAGAGCAAATCGCATATTTAGGTTGTATGTTTCACGAACAGGCATTTGGAAATGACATTCTAGAGTATGACATAGACGATTGCATACTATCACTAGAGGGCTTTATTGGTCAGCCTAATTTCATTTGTATGGTTGCTGATGTTGGCGGCAGATTCGTATCTTTTGGATCGCTTGTCCTTAGCCCAGTGTATTTCAATCACTCGCATATCTCTTGTGAAGAATTGTTCTGGTGGGCTGATCCTGAATCTAACTATCCTGGCATTGGCATGAAATTAAAAAAGAGAATGGAAGAAGAAGCGAAGGATCGCGGCGCTCTTTCAATTCAAATGAAGTTAATCAGTGCGTTGAATGGCGAAAGAATGGCAAAACTTTATATCCGCAATGGATACAAACCGTGCGAACAATCATTTATTAAAAGGCTAGTGTAAGATGGCTATTGGAACAGCGGCAGCAATTGCCCTTGGCGTTGGCGCACTTGGTAGCGCAGCTATTGGTGCAAGCTCAGCAAGCAAGGCGGGTAAGATACAGGCTCAAGCTGCTGAAGCTGGGACAGCGGAACAACGGGCTGCACGCGAAGAAATGCGGCGCTTGCTTCAACCTTATGTTGCTGCTGGTGGCCCTGCTTTAGAAGCTCAGATGGGTGCGCTAGGTCTTTCTGGCCCTGAAGCGCAACAAGCTTATGTTTCTCAGCAAGAACAAAGCCCTATCTTTCAGGCACTCGCACAGCAGCAAGAAGAAGCTATTCTACAGAACGCATCAGCAACTGGCGGACTTCGTGGTGGCAATGTCCAAGCAGCATTGGCCCAATTCCGCCCCGCCCTATTAAACCAGTTCCTTACACAGCAATATGATCGTTTAGGCGGCATGACAGCCCTTGGTCAGCAATCTGCTGCTGGCGTTGGCGCGGCTGGTATGCAGTCAGCTACAAGCATTGCTAATCTATTGGGCGAAGCTGGCGCTGCAAGGGCTGGAAGCGCATTAGGCGTTGGACAAGCTCTAAGTGGGCCATTCAATCTATTGTCAACACTGGGCGGTATGTCTGCCTCTAAATCTATGGGCTACGCTCCACCTCCTCAAGCTCCTCAACTTAGAGGCTTTTAAAAATGGTACAACCTTTCGATTATACACTGAAAACACCATCAACCACAGAATCATTTCTGGCGGGTGTTCAGTCATATCAAAACCAGCAAAAGGCAATCGCCGCACAAACTGCTGCTCAAGCGGAGCAGGATAAAGTTAACCGCGCAAGAAATTTTTCTTTAAGAGCGCAGCAGGTTGCTAAAGATCCAAAGCCTGAAAATCTGTCAGCATTATATGCAGAATTTCCAGAGTATGGTGCTGACCTTGATAGATTTGGGAAGCAGTTGGCTGCAAACGATCGAACCACATACGGCACAATCTTAAGCGATGCTATTATCGCAAAAGACCTTGGTAAAACGCCAGAGGAAATTGCGGCAATTTATACCAAAGGTGCTGAGGCTGCAAGAAACTCACAGCGCATAGACATTGCAGACAAGTTCGATTTTGCTGCACAATTAGCGCGTAGTCCTAGTGCAGATGATAATTTCGCTGCCCGTTCATTGCTTTTTAAGATTGATCCAGATGGCTACAAATTGCTTGAGGAAGGCAAGGTTAAACTGGACACTGCGACGATTAAAAATCTTGAGGCTGAAGGTTTTGTTCGTGGAACTCCTGAATTTAGAGAGGCCATGAAAAGAGAACGCACTAAGATTACAACAACACTTCCAGGCAATGGATTCTACAGTGGCAGTGAAGAAGGACTAAGGGCAATTTTGGGTGGGCAACCATTACCTGCAAATGTTCAAAAGGGGCCACCGCGCCAGCCTACAACTAAAGAGGAATTTGATAAGTTGCCGCCTGGCGCAATCTTCATTGATCCAAATGGTGTAACTCGTGAAAAGCCAGGAGGTCAGACTAGCACAACGCAGTCTGGTGACTTTCGCTGATGGTAGCAAAGTGATTGGTCAGCTATTCCCTAATGCACGAATCACATCTGGTTATCGTGGGCCAAATGATCCGCTGTCAATAAAGAATCCAAGGTCATATCATCGTACTCCTGGGGCAGTTGATATTGCTCCCATACCTGGAATGACATTTAACGAATACATTTCTGGCATTAAGAATGCTGGTTATAAAATTATTGAAGCTCGTGATGAGGTGAAGAACCCGTCTAAATATGCTACTGGCCCACACTGGCACGCTGTGATTGGAAATTAATATGGCTACTCAAGAAAATTGGTGGGAAGGTTCTGCCGTTGTCGCAAAGCCTAATAAGGCGCAGCAAGTAGATGGCGGTGTCTATGTGGCCCCTACTAGAACTCCTGAGCAAATAGCTGATGAAAAGCGCAAAGAAGATGCCGCTGTCCTTGCCCAAGAAGCAGCAGACCGCGCATCGCGTGGGGAAGCAACTGGCCTTGAAGATACAAAGCGCAAAGGCTTTCTTGATCTAGTCACTAAATACGAAGGTGATGCAAACGTAGTAAAATATCAGAAGGTTTTGCCAATATATAACACTATGCTTGCCGTTGCTGGTCGGCCCAACCCAAGCAAGGCAGACGATAACCTCCTCATAACATTTTTCAGCAAGATCAAAGACCCTAGTACTGGTGTTCTTGGTCAGGAATTTGAAGTATCAAAAAATGTTCAGACGTTAGTTGATAAATATAAAACTGATCTAGAGGGATTGTATGATCCTGCAGTTGGATTTGTATCACCTAAAGCGCGTCAACAGTTTATTCGTGCGACTAATGATTTGGTTGCATCAGACCGACAAGCATATCAATTTGCCCGTAATCGCTATCGGCAGATTGCTACAGACCCTACTTTTGGTCAAAATCCAGATGCTATTATTGGTGAGGACTTTGCTAATACATATGCTGATCAAATAAAATCAAAATACCTAACTGTTATGGGTGAACCTCCTGCTGAAACTGCTGGCGGCGTTCCTGTGCTTAAAGTTGCAGAAGGTGATAAGTTCTCGACTGATCAAGATATTGCTATTGCCAGCGAGCTTCAAGGTATGTGGGCTGCCGGTAGAACAATCGATGAGCTTAATGCCAAAGCTATAGAGTTGACTGGGGGCAATCCTCTTAGCGAAGCAACGGTTAAGTCTTTAAGCGAAGACCCACAACGCACGATTAGATTCACTCCTAATCGTTCAGGTATACGAGAAGGATCTGCTTCACAAATTGGCCCAGGTGAGGCTGCTGCTGCTGCGGCGCTTCGTGGATACACTAGCAATCTTGGAGAAGAAATTCTTTCTGTATTTTCACCAGAAGCAGCGGCAAAGCTTCAGGCTGCTGGTGAGGCTGGGATGAAGGAATATCCTATAATATCTGCGCTTACTGAAATACCAAGCAGCATTGTATCTCCCGTTAATAAACTTACAAAGTTTATTCCTGGTGGCCCAGTAGTACGAGACATCTTTGAAGGTGTCACTTATGGTGCTGGCGAAGGGAGACCTGACGCTAGTGCTTTAGAGCGTGCAAAAACTGCCGCTGCTGGAGGCATATTGCAATCAGGGTTTGGCGCTGCTGCTCGACGCTTTATGCCAGGTGGGGCTGCTCCAGATGGGGTTGTGCCAGATGGTGCTGGTATACCTGAAGGTGAGTTTGTTAATGTCACAGGCGAAGTTCCTGCTGGCATGGCTCCTGATATTGGTGTGGGCGGACAAGCTACTCGATCACCATCTGAGTTTGGTATGCCCATTGGTGCGCCTTCTGGAATGGCTGCGCCTATTGCTGGAGAAGTAGCGGCAGATGTAGCTGTTGAGATTGGGCGTGATGAAATAACCGCTATTGCTCGCAAGGCTGTTAGTCGTGGCCCTGGCGCATCAAAGGCTCGCGCCGAACTTGCTGCACTTGCAAAAATTGACCCTGAAGCACAGGCTGCGGCGGATCGTCTTGGCATTGAACTACCTGTTGATGTTCTTGGCGAAAACGCACAGTTGCAAAGGCTGACTGGTCTAGATCGCGCCCAGATAGGCTCAGACATAGAGACCTCTTGGCGTAAAACTTATGACGCAGCGGCTGAACGAGCTTATGCGGTGATGGATGATCTTGAGGCTGTAACAGACGTTTCGCAGCTTTCTAAAAATGTATTTGATAAACTTGAGACTGCAAATAAAGGCCTTGAGACACAAGCAGATGATCTACGGAAGCAAGTCACTGGAGCTATTGATGTAAGCGGCAGAGTCGATGCAACTGCCATAAAATCATATTTAGCAGACCAAATACAAAAATTAGGTGGCGGGAAAGAAGGCTTAAGCGGACTTTCGACAGAAGAAAAAAAGCTTTGGGCAATGGTGTCTAAGGGCAACCCAACATATGAAGCACTAGATAGCAAACGTGCTGAAATTGGTCGGGCAATGACTCAGAATGCTGGGCCTTGGGTAGATTCAAGTCAACGGCGCATAAAAGATATTTATGCTAAACTTGCTGACGATCAGATGGGCTTTATTGAGTCCAGTGCTGGTAAAGAAGTTGCCGACAAGCAACGCGCTGCAAATACTCTGTTCAAACAAATGTATGATGGACGGACACAAATGCAGGAAATCTTTGGACGCAATCTGTCTAAAGACCTCGCGCCACTTATCACAACAGCCATTACTCAAGGTGGTAAGGGCGGCGTAGAAGCTATCAATAAATTGCTCACAAATATTCCAGCGGATATGCGTGGGACAGTTTTGACGTCAGGATTATTCAGCACAGCAACAGGCGCAAACGGCAGATTTAGCTTTACAAACTTTGCGAACACTTATGGCAAACTGCGTGAACAAAGTGCGGTGTTTAATCAGTTTGCAAAGGCCATTGGCCCTCAAGGTGTGAATCTGTTAAATGACTTTAGTGCCATTTCCAGACGCATAGCTGATGCCGAAGCCAATATAAGCAAAACTGGTGCATCTACACAGTTAAATGCACTTAATGCTGAAAACCTTTTGCTGAAGATTGTTAAAGGGCTTGGTAGTGCTGGGGTTGCGGCTGGTGCGGCAAACGTCATGGGCGCAGATTTGCTTATGACTGCTGGCACTGTGATTGCAGCGGCTGGTGGCCCTGCCTTGGCCCAAAAGTTTGTTGGCAAAACAAATGCTGAAAAATTGCACGCACTGATGAAAAGCGACAATTTCCGCGAGCTTGCTGTCAGCGCGGCAACAGGTGAAGGGCTTGAGCGTAACATCAATCGTGTTGCTGGCAGTAAAGAGTTCAGCGATTACGCAAAATTAGTTGGCATCGACATGAAGGACGCTCGTAATTGGTTAAACTCTGCAATAGCAAAGGGCGCAACGATTGGTGGCACAGAAGCTGTTGGTTCTAAACCAGATGAAGCACCAACTGTTGAAATGCCGCAATGACCTTTCGCAGCAACATAATTTCAGTTATAAACTCAAAGACGCAAGGGGTTAAGTTCTAATGGCCGCTCTCTCTGTACAAGTTCCATATCCCGTCTTTTATGACCGTGATGGACAGCCTATCGACAATGGTAACATCTATATTGGTGAAGCCAATCTTGATCCTATAACCAATCCAATTCAGGTCTATTATGACGAGGCACTGACTCTTACGGCAAGCCAGCCACTTGTGACGAGCAGTGGCTACGTTTACCGAAATGGCACGCCCACACAGCTTTACGTTGATGCAACTGATTTTTCTATCACCGTTAATGATAGCAAGAATCTTTTGGTTTATAACTTTCCAACAGCTACTGGCATTGGTGTCGGTGCTGCTAGTATTGAATATGATCCGCCGTTTACTGGTGCGCTCACTAGCGGATACACAGTAGCAGATAAACTATCGCAGACTGTTTCTGTAAAAGACTTTGGTGCAGTTGGCGATGGTGTAACAAATGATACGGTAGCTATTCAAGCGGCGATTACTGCATCAAACTCTGTATATTTCCCCCAAGGTCTTTATATATTAAATGCTGCTATTACGGGCGGAAACAAAAATCTTAATTTAATAGGCGATGGCATTGGCGTAACTATTCTTCGCTGGTCTGATACTGGCGGCTTTAACTTATCGTTTGACGGAATAAATCAAACGCTAACAATGTCTAACATGACAATTCAAGCGGCAAAACCAAGCGCCAGCGCAGGAACGGCAATTTTAGCTACATGGATATATACCGCATCTTCAGTATTTCCAAACTGTGTGCTGGACACACTTGAAATTGCTCCTGCTGATGGCCCAACACAATATTGGGCAAACGGTATTATTTTGCAAAATGCTTGGAACGGCAAGATTAACAATGTCATTATTCGCGGAAAAAATAACTCCGTTGATATGGATCAGGCCATTGCATTATATGAACGGTCTAACGACTTTACCATTACAAACACGCAAATCTATTTTGCCAAGGTAGGTGTTACAACTGCTGCATCAACCGAAGGAACGGTCTGGACAAACTCAAAGGCCATATATGTAAACTACGGCGGCGTGTTTGACGCTGACGTTTCAGCGCCTGGTCTTATTGTACGTGATACTCACGTTGCATCCTTAATTGGGGGTATAATTACTACAAACAAACCACAATCCTGCATCAGCGGATGTTTAATCTACAAACGCGCAGAAAGCACGGTTAGTTGGGTAGGCATACAGTATTCTGCTGGCAGCGATGACACCGTAACAACTGATAACTGCTTCGTAGTTGAAGGTGGATCATCGGGCGCGGCTATAGGTATAGCTTTGATTGCTGGCTCAAGGCATCTTGTATCAACCAATGTTGGTCAGAATTTGGATACCTTGGTTGAAGCGCAAGCATCATCTTTTGATTACACTATTACAAATAACCGCCGTGTGAACGGCACAACAACTATTTTAGCAAGTGGTACTGGTACAAACGTCATTAGTAACAATATGCCTATTGATGGTGTAACGACATTTACTGCTAATACAGCAACACCAAGCGTGCTTAATTCTCCAAGCAACTTTTTTAATACGGCAAACAGTTCTGCTACAACGATTACGAACTTTGCTGACGGCTACACGGGGCAAACAATTTCCGTATGTGCAAACGATGCCAACACAACCGTTCAAAACAACGCAGATATTTCCCTTCAGGGCGCTGTTAATTTTGTAATGACTAGCGGCGCTATTCTTACGCTTCGTCGCGACCCAGGTCTTTGGCGAGAAGTTGCTCGACGGACAGGATAAAAGGAAAACCTAATGAGTAAATTTGAACTTCTTTTAGCGTGCTATAAATCTGGACAAGTCAGCGAACGCCAATGGCAAGAGCATTTGAAAGATGCTGACTTTGCTCGGTGGATGTTAGACAAATGAACACTAACGACAAAACCCAAGCGCAGCTTAATACGCATGAAGAGGTCTGTGCGTTCAGATACGAAAGTATCTGTGCGCGAATGAAGCGCCTAGAAAGTATTGGCATCACTGCTTGTGGCACGATAATTATGCTGCTAATTGGCATATTAGTGAGCATATTACTCAAAGGTACTCCATGAGTATAATTCTTGGTCAACGTAGTCTATCACGGCTTGAGGGTGTCCACCCCGATCTAGTGCGCGTTGTGAAGCAAGCCGCTGCAATGTCTAATTTAGACTTTACCGTTCTGGAAGGTCTACGCACTTTGGATCGTCAAAGGAAGTTGCTTGCAGAAGGCGCATCGAGGACGATGAAGTCTCGCCACCTTACTGGACACGCTGTTGATCTAGCCCCGCTGATTGATGGCAAGGTGTCCTGGGACTGGCCTTTGTATCGAAGATTAGCTAAAATAGTAAAGTCCGCTGCGGCGGATGAGAAAGTCCCGCTTCAATGGGGCGGTGATTGGCGTTCGTTCAAGGATGGCCCACATTGGGAACTGCCTTGGGCTTTTTATCCGAAAGGCAAATAACATGAAATTTGTATCGTGGTTAGTAAACCGTCTTAAAGAGCCTAGCACCTATGCTGGCTTTGCTGGTCTTGCATTGGCATTTGGATTGTCTGATGCTGAATGGACTGCTATTTCTGCTGCTGTAGCTGGTTTAGCTGGTGTGGCTGCTGTATTCCTATCTGAAGCTCCAGCAGCGCCATCAGAGTAATGAAGTTTCTGACGCTCTTGCTGGGCATTCTGGACAAGCTGTTGGGTGCTTGGGCGGAAAGCCGTTGGAAGCAGCAAGGGCGTCAGGAAACGATCAAGGAAACGAACGATGCTATTAACGAGCAAATCGCACTTGGCGAAGCTGCTATCAGCGTCCCTGATCCTGAGCGCAACGAGCGGCTGCGTAACAGGTTTGACCGAAGCCGTTCCAACAAATAGCTATTGCGCTATTGCAAAACCTATCACCTATGACGCAAAGCAAGACACGCCTGAAACAGTAGCGGAAGTTGAGTTGCACAATGGCGTTTTCACTTGCCTTTGCGAGGATGACTGTCCGAAAGGCAAGTAAATGGCTTTCCCATTAAAAATAGATGAAGCGTTGTTTCAATATGCAACGCCAAGACAGCGTGAGCTACTTGAAGCAGTTAATCTACATGGAAGCGCCAAAGCCGCCTCTATTGCATTAGGTATCAATGTGGGCGCAGCAAGCGATGCTTATATCGCAGTTAAGAAGAAGGCTGCTCAAGCTGGATATGCACCCGAATCTGGAATCAACCATCCCGTAGCACAAGGCTTCCAGCTAAAGGGCTATAGTCATCTAACCAAAACGGCATCTGGCGAAAACATCTGGCTCAAGACAGAGGCAGTGCGCGAACGCTGGGAGAAAGCCGTAACAGAGTCGATTGCTAATTGTGCAATGCGGCAAATTAACATTCCACCACCTAAAGTGCAGACGCTTGATGGCGCTGACATTATCCCCTGGCTGAATATAGGGGACGCGCATATAGGTATGCTGGCCCACAAGGATGAGGTCGGCCAGAACTTTGATCTTAAAATTGCTAAGACAGAACTTTTGCAAGCAGCATTTGATCTGATTGATATGGCCCCTGATTGTGAGCGCATGGTAGTTAACGATCTAGGCGATGGCACGCACTACGAAAACATGGCAGCAATGACAGAGCGCAGCGGACACCAAGTAGACTTTGACAGCCGTTTTCCAAAGATGATTGAAGCCTACCTAGATATTATGGAAGCCATTATTGAAAAGGCTCTCACAAAGGCCGTTACAGTTGATGTAATCATTAACCAGGGCAACCATAGCGAGACCAACGACTATTGGGCTGCACACTACTTCAGGCGGCTCTATGGGCGGCTAGGAAGCAATCGTGTTAATGTGCTAAAGAATGAAAGCCCATTTATAGGCTATCGCATGGGCGATACGTTTGTTCTGGTTCACCACGGTCACAAGTGCAAGCCAGAGGCACTGCGCCAGATCATGTCAACAGACTATAGGATCGACTGGGGAGAGGCTAAGTTTTGCTATATAGATGGAGGCCATATACACCATTTTAGCGCCAAGGAACTAGGTGGCGCTCAGTGGGAAAGCTTTAACAACCTGGCCCCAATGGATAAATATGCTCATGATGGCGGCTGGCGCTCTAAGCAAGCTATGACGCTTGTGCTGCGCTCTCGCACCTATGGGGATGTAGGGCGGTATAAAATGCCTATTGAGAAAGTCTGGAACGCAATATCTAAGGTTAATCCAAAGCATTACATTCCAGAACCTAAACGAGCTTTCTCTGCTTAATTTTGTTTGAAGTGCATATCTCGCAAACCAAAGCTGTGCGCCTGTTTGCGAAATATTCTTGGTAGAAAATCGAAATGATTGATAATTGACGGTTTATAAATCATCGCAATACTTTCACTTTCTGGAAGTATGGGGAATTTATTAATTTTCGCCAATATAATAAAGCAACCACTTCAGCGCCTTAACTTCTTTCTTATACGTTTTAGCATCTTCTGGGTTAACGTAAAGTGCGGCTGCGTTGTATTGCACTGACTTCAGTGTTTCCTTCAACCATGCGCGGACTATGCCGTCCAACTGGTTTGGGTCTACTTCAATCATCATTGGCTTTGCTCTACTATATAGTCGGCACGCTTAACACCATCTGCTGTTTGACGTTCGCCATATTTTAGCAGCCACCCAGCCACCCCAGTGCGTTCGATCTCCATGCCTTTACGAATGCCAGCTTCGACAAGGCTCAACCATATTGCTGGCGGCAACCAATCTCCAACCAAATGGCGAGGTGCATAGTCGTTATTTTGCTTTGCAGCTTGTGTAGCGCAGATAGCATGTGCTGCGTGTGTGATTTGTTCTTCAGTCATTTTCTATCCCAATCTAGTTATAAACGTCAGGCCCTTGACCACATCTGTGCGGCACTTAAATGCCTTGCCATTGCGAATACCATACTGGCTAACGTTACGACTGGTGCGTTTTGCCCAACCCTTTTCCGTTGCTGGCATAGTTTCTACATCACCAATAACCATTCTTCCCATTGGATACGTCATAGGGCGACTCATTTATTTGATTCCTTTTCTCGCTCTGCGCGTCTTTCCGCAAATGTTTTTCCATCTAATCCACGCAAGGGCCATGCGTTCTCAGAAGATACGCGATACGTCTTGCCTAAAGGCGCTGCTTGTGCTGCCTTAATCATCTGCCAATACCTCTGGTGCTGGCTGCAAGCCTTCCATGAACTTTGCCCAGATCGCTAAAGCGCCTGTTATGAATGGGCCATCATCCTGCTCACCATCTCTGATTTGGCGAATAAATTCTGGGTTGCCGTGCATCATTTGAACATGATCCGCGACGATGTTTCTAAGTTCGATCAATGTCATCTTAAAATACCCTCTCTGTTAAAAACATTGTTATCATCAGGGCAAACCATATTACGGTCAGCCAAAATTCAGTTTTTGTTATCTTAGTCATGTCAAACTCCCCTTGACGTTAAATAATCAAAACGTCCGCCATCATAATCGTCTGGCTCGTCAAGAACGTACAGCTCAAACTCTGCAAGCGTTCCCATTGGATCGCAGTCGAAGTCGGTAATAACCTCAAGCAACTCCATGTGCAGATGCTCTGCAATCTCTGGGCGGTTGCTGATGTATTGGCCGTGGCCGCTCTTGAGCTTTAATTGCTCAATCCAATCCTTGTGGATGGCATTAATAGCTGTCAGCGCGTCAATCGCAGCTTGGGCTAGTTTGTTAATGTCTTGTGTCATGGCTTACTCCGTATTGGCGGGGCATTGCCCCTGTTACTGATGCCCTCTTATAAAAAGCCATTTATCATATGTAAACAACTTTTTTCATCACGCATAAAAATAATGGCGGGAAGCGCATTGCCACCCGCCATCTCTTACAGCCAGGAATGTTGCAGAAGCGCGTATTGCCAGCCATATTTCTTAGCTATGCCGACAAATGATTCCTTCGTAAGCACATGCTGACCAGCTTGAAGCTGTGCCTTTAGTAACTGTCGGCTGCTTTCGGCAATCCTTTCGTGAATCGCAGTGTTTTTAGCCTCGAGATACTCAGAAGGTGGAAGAATGTTTCTGGATCGTATCGGCAGTTCGTTGCGAGTTTTAATAGACATGGCTGCATCCTTAAAATGGAACTTCAGAATCTAGATCATCATCATACGTTGTATGCTGGTTCTGGCTAGGCGCACTGGATTGTGTGTTGCTTGAGCCAGATTCTGATCGTGGAGCAGTGTCGATGCTACCAACCCGCACATTATACTGTGGCTTGCCTTCGTATTCGTCATGAACAAGGTCGCCAGTAATAAACACTTTGGTTCCCTTCTTTAGACTGCCAGAGAATGATTCAGCCGCTTTTCCCCATAGGCTGCACCGATACCAGACGCTCCCTGCATCTTTGCCGAATCCGTTCTTAACGCCTACATTGAAGCTTAGAACCTTGCTGTCTCGAGTGTCGCGCAACTCAGCATCTTTGCCTACGTTACCTGATATTATAACTTGCTGTGTCATGGCTTAACCTCCCAATGCGTTCATGTATGTTTCAAGCAGGACTTCGTATTCTGCTCGTTCGTTCTTTTCCATCTTGCGAAGGCGGATCACAGCGCGAAGGATTTTAACATCGTATCCGTGCGACTTTGCCTCGCTGTAAATTTCCCTAATGCCATCAGAGATAGTTTTCTTTTCTTCCTCCTGGCGCTCAATGCGCTCGATCAATAAGCGCAGCATATCATCATTCGTATCACTCATATTCTTCACTCCATTTTATATCGTGTTTGCTTCCATAGAAATACATATACTCAATTAAATCAGCCATTTGTGTTTTGCTTAGGTTCGATGACCTAAAGCCTATTGGAAATGGCTTATTGTCTAGCCCGTTTTCAAACTGCACCTCATGCCCACAAGCAGCCATAAAGATTGCTTTCCATACTTCTGGAACATGGGTGCGACCTTCTGGCTTCTGTCTACTAACGTCTGAGATCATAGCCCACATTTTATTATTCTGATCTAGTGACCTTTGTTCAGGCGATATTTTAACCACCGCATTGATTGGCGCTTTGTCAATTAGCTGGTGCGCCAACCTTCTTTGATGCTCACCACGAAGCCAAACAGTTTGTGTCATTGGCTTTGCGCCTCTTTAATCTCACGCGCCTTTGGGCTGGCTTTGCAGAACGCTTCGATCATGGCTTCGATGTCAATGCCTTTCCAGAACGTCTGCTCACCCACTGTGTGCTGCTGGCTGTGATGTTCGCGGCATAATGGGACTACTCGCCAATCATCTGGCTTTTGTCCCATCCCCGCACCGCTGCCATTACGAACATGGGCGCATTCGATTGGCATACCTTGGCAACCATCTCTGGCGCAATGGAATGATCGAATGAAATTCAAATGCCCCTGTGATCGCCAGCGCGATGAATGCTTAGGCTTCTTAGCAATGCGATTAGGCAGCATCTTCAAGTTCCAGGCTATACTCAGCAATGTAGGTGGATTCACCCCAGCGATTGACCACCTCAACCTTTTTGGTTTTGATCTTATGCCCAGCCTTTCGCAAATCATTAATCCTCGATGCCAAGCGATAAACCCCTAGCTCATGCAATGCTACCATTGGACGGATTGGCCCAACAGCTAACAGATGATCGTATATTCTTTCGTTCTGTGTCATTTTGATTCTCCTAACTCTAATAACGCTTTTACGTCTTGGTCAACTTCTACAAGGAATGCGGCAACCTCTGATTCCAGAATTGCAAGCATATCGTTGTCACGTTCAATCCTCTGGATGTAGAGCGATAGATTGTCTGGCATCCGTGGATCAAAGCTTACAAAATCGCACCACTGCCTATCGGCACAAGCCATCTGCCATTGCATTTGGAGTATATATTTGTGTGCAATTTGTTTGTTTTTGAGCACTTCTATGTGTGTGCTACTGTTTGGGCACTTAATCTCTATGCACCCATCATCCCCTACAAGCCCGTCAGGGCTGGCGTGGGAGCCTATAATGGTAGGATGCTTATACAGCCCTACCTCAAGCACATCGTTGCCTGTAACGAAGCTATAGGCGGTTCTGGCTTCTTCTTCCTTTTCAACTCCCCAGATCATAGCGGCGCTGCTAAAGCTTTCTTCCTGCCGACCTGTAAGCCGTTCGATCACAAGCTTAGCCTGTAGGTTAGAGCGAGATGCTCCCCAGCCAGATTTAGTCTTAGCTAGAGCATCTGCAAGTTGGGAAGCGCCAAGGCTCCCGCAACGTGCTGCAAACCATTCTGGGCTGCGTTGGATAATAGCTGCGTCTGTCATGCCAGCTTCTTTACTAATGCAGCCTTTACCGCATCAAAACGAGTAGCTTGCAATTCACTGAGAGAATCAATTTTGTAATGCTTGCAAAGCAATTCTAGATCGGTTTTTGTTTCGTCAACAAGCCGCTGCAATTCAACAAATTGATTAGGGCTGACAAACTGTGTTGGAGCAACATCCTTATTCTTTCCAGTGGTAGCATCCAATGCGTCATGCTCGACAATGCAAAGGGCTGCTGTCCAGAGATAGCGGGTGGAGTAAGTCTCACAAGCGCCAATGTTCTGAATCTCATGGCAACCTTTAAGATTAGCTGAACCCATTGGGCTGTGAATGATAACCTGTGAGCCATCCTCTACATCGACGATGTGCATCGACGCTGTGCTTTCGGAAAAGCTAATAACCGCGCAACACCCAACA